ACCAGTGGCATTAATAGCGTCAATCTGCGCTTTTGTAGCTAATAGTTGATCAGTAAGAGTCTATATAGTTCCTTTGCTTCCGTGAACATCAAAATAAGAATTTAAATCTGTAGCGTCTTTTGCGGCGTCCTTAAAAATCTTCTCAAATTCAGTACCTTTAAGAACATCAGTGCCTTCAAGGACTTCTCTGCGGAACTTATTCCAATCTCGTTCAGCCTATCCCATATCTAATCTGATTTCAAGTTCCATTCTAAACTTCTTAATATTTAATTCAATTTGCTTTTGAGTTTCTTCTTCAATCTCATCAACTAAATCTTCCATATCTTCACGAAGTTTATCATAGTTTTTAATTTTCTTTTCAAGGTCTTTATATTCGTCTTCCGCTTTTTTAATTTCTTTATTTATAGCTTCAGCTTGGTCAGCAATAGCTTTTTTAGCATCTTTATTAGTTGATTTATTATATTGTTCAATTAAAGCATTATAATCTTTTGTTCTGGCATTAATCTCAAGTTGTTTATTACCAAGAACACTCATATAATTGGCAATATTACCATACTCATCAAACATAACGCCGAGATTTTTAAGATTTTTTTGTTGATTCTTTAAATCTTCTTTTTGAAGTTCTTGTTTTTCTTTAAGTTTCTTTTTATGAGCTTCTAAGATTGCGGTTTGTTTATTTAAATTATCAATAAGATCTTTACCATACAATCTCTATTGAACTTTCTATGTTCTTTCAAGCTATCTATTAATTTGCTCTAATTCAATATTAATATCATGGTAAATATCTCGCTAATCTTCCATCTCCTTTTTCTTATCTTTTTTAGAGGTATCTGGTTGTGCGGATTTGCCTTTCCCGCCTCCACCTTTCTTACCTCCGCCGCCTTTTTTACCGGAACCAGCTCTACGTTGTTGACCTTTAGAACCACCACCATTTGCAGCATTTCTAAATTTAAAACCACCACCAGAAGATTTATGAGCAGCAGTTACTTTTAAGGCAAAAGCAGAATTTTCTTTTATATCTTCACCCTAAGAAGGAACGGTTTCATAAGTCACTGTAGGGAAATGATATGTCATTGGCGCTCCAGTTGCAGGATCAGTACCAAGGAAAGGATTATCTTCAATGGTTGGTTTCGCACCGGTATATTGATGGATGTCTCTAACTCGGCTGGTATCTTCTATAACTTCTGCATCTACGCCCATAGCAGCAAGATAGTCTGTTGCCTGTTGAGCGGTCATCCCAGACGCATTAACAATATTCTCTAAACCAGCTAAAAAATTAGCATCATTTAATTCAGCTCCAACTTCGATATCATCAAACTCCTGTCCTGTTAAATACTCCATAGCAGTTTGAATATTATCTCTGTCACTATAAAATTGATCAGTATCTAATCCTACATCTAATAAAATAGCTTGAGCAGCATTTTCAAGAAGTTGATTATAAGCCTCTTCACTACCATCAATAGCAGCTTTCATCAACTAAAGATTTTCAGCACTTTGTAAAAAACTTTCAGGTAAAGCAGAAGCATCCATATCTAATAAATCAGCATAAGCATCTCGTAATCCATCTATTGCTTCAGATTGCTCTCCCACAGCACCACTTGTTAACGCTCCCATCCAATCATCATAACTATCTACGACATTTTGAATAGCATCGTCAAATCTTAAAATAGACTCTGACACATCTTCAGCTGCTCGTTTATCTTCTTCTAAAATATCTGCTAATTCAGCTGAAGAATCAGCCATTCCTTGAATTGTATCAGTTAAAGATTGAAGTGCTTTTGAATCAACATCTTCATCAAGAGGAAACATAGCATCATGAATAGCTTGTTCTAACTATCTGGCTGTTTTCTCATTTTCCCCTAAAGCGTCATTAAGGTCACCAAGATCTTTTACTCTTTCTAATGCTTGATAAATTTCATCATAAGTTTCCTTAGTTGCTCTACCTTCTTGAATTTGCTATCTCCACATATCAACAGATTCTTTATTGGTTGCATCAACCGCCTATAAATAATCTAATTGCTTTTGAACTAATTCATCATTAATTCCAATAGCCTGATCAGGTCCTCCAGGGATAGACTGTACTGACTAATAATTTTTTTGCATTACATCTTCATAATCCACCCCAGTTGCTTTTAAAGTTTTTATTTTATCAATTTGGTCATAAGCAGTACTTAAAGCAGTTCCAAAATCAGCAACTTTTTCTTTATCAATCGCATTATAAAATTCTTGAGCAGATTCTTTTAATTCATATGTTCCATTTATTGCTTGTTTAAAATAATCTGTTAAATCAGGAGCTAAAGAACCTAAATTTTGAAATTCAGTTTTAGTTAAATTTTTTCCACTTTTAACTTTATCTTCAACCTATTGTAAAGAACTATATTTCTAAGAAGCCATTTCTTGAAAAGCCGATAAATTATCTGGATTAATCGCCAAATCAGAAACTTCTTTTTTGGAAACCTTATCAATAAGAGATAATATATCTTCCCAAGTCTTCCCAATAGAAGGATTTAAATCAAGTAATTGAATTAAATATTCCAATTGATTTGGGTTTAATTTATCTAATTCTTGTTGAATTTTATCAGTATCTTTTCCAAATTTTTCAGTTAATTCATCAATAAATTTTCCAGCCTTACCATAATCCGCATATAATTCTCCAAATTTAGAAGATAACTGTTTATCAACTAATTCTGCTGCTAATCCCTCTTGTTCTATTCCTTGCTATTTTAATTCCTATTCTACTTGTTTGATAGCTTCTGCTCTGTTAATTAAATAATTATTTACGCCCTAAATAGAATTATTCATAAAATCAGGAATATTTACTAATACAGTATTTACAGTAGCTTGCTATATAGCTTCTAAAGAAGTTTTATAATCTGCTGTTCCTTCCTATAATTTAGTTAAGAAACCATTAAGTTGAGTATATAGAGGACTGTTATATAAAGCAGTTTTTTCCTCACTTGTTGTAGCTTCACTTTCTAATTCATTTATTTTTGTTTTTATCTCTTCAATTTGTTTAAAACGCTCATAAACAGAATCACTCATTTTAAGTTCAAGAGATATAATTCCGCTTCCGTCTATACTTGATTCTATCCCTTGAATTTGAGAAAGTTTATCTGCTATATCTCTATCTCCACTTTCAGACATTCTTCCAGTAAATACTCTCTGATGTCCACCTTCAAATAAGTTTGAATCAGTATAATGATCAGCCATTTTATTGAATTTACCACCAGCAGCATTAAATTCCTCTTGAGCAGCATTAAATTCTGTTTTTGCTGCCTACTGACGAGCCTAAATGATACCTTGTTTTAAATCTGTATAATTTTTACGAAGTTTTTCAGCAGCTTCTCCTTCAAGACCATATTCATTAATTAATTCTTCAATTTTAGTTCTTAACTAATGTCTTGTCATAATATGATCTTGTTGCTATTCATTTAATTTCTCTAATGCATCATATAAACCTTCATAAGATTCAGCTTCCTATCGAATTGCTCTGTTAGTTTCAATAGCGGCATCATAGGCTTTAATTTCATTCTAATATATTTGTTTTTGATATTCAGAGATTGCAGTAAAAACCGCTATTATCGCTGTAATGGCTATTATAACAGGTCCTGCCATCGCCTAACTTACTCCAAAAAATGTAACTGCCGCTTCTTTAGCTTGTTGAAATCCCTTTGTCAACATTGGAATAGCAAAAGATAATCCAGTAATTATTTGTGTAAATTTTTCTCCTGCTGTCAAATTGTCATTAAAAAAAGTTTTTACTATTTGACCTGTTTGAGCTATTCCTCTTGCTAAACTTGCAACTCCACCAACTGTTTTGACTAAACTTTCTGTGTTAATTCTATTCTAAGTAGTATTTACAAGAGCTTGTCTATCTTTCTAAATGTCTGCTAATAATTTTTCTAATTCTTGTCTTCGTTGAAGTAATTCTTTATATTTTGCCTAATCTGTGCCTTTAATAACTTCCATTTCAGCATTAATTTCTGCTATTGATGTTTTTACTCCTGCAGATAAATTTCCAAAAATTGCTAAAGTTTGTTCTTTAATACTGTCTGCAGAACCACTTAAATCAATTTTATTAAATTCAAGTTGTGCTGCATATATAGCTTTTTTTGCTGCATCTGGAATATCTTGAAAAATTCCTCCCGCACCAACTTTTGTCTTTAAGTTAGTTAATATTGTTTGTAATTGTCCAAAATAAGTATTAATATCATTAGTATTTCCTTGTTCTAAAGCATTACTAAAATCTTTCCAAGTTGATGCAAAATTTTTTAATTCTTTTTGGACTCCAAAAAGGGATACTTTTTGCTTCTAAAGATATTTTTCTACTTCATCACTACTACTAAAACGCTATTCACTTTCCATTAACTAATAAACAGCTATTCTGGCTCTTTCAATTGCTTCAATATCCTCATCATTAATTAATATTTTTCCGCTAATATCTCCTTGCTTCTGTAAAAGTTGTTGAGCTTGCGAAAATTCTTCTTGTGTCAATAAACGAGAATTATCTCCGAAAAATTGATATTTATCAACTATATCTTTAGTATAATCTAAATTTGCATTAAAAGGATCTGCAGAACGTCTTTTTTCTAACTAAGCTGAAATATCTGCTGCTGCTTGAATAGATTGTTTTAAAGCCTAAGCATTTCTTTCTGCGGCTTGAAAATTTTCTATTGAAATTGCTAAACCTCGCGCTAATTGAGTTTGAAAAACTTGAAGAGCAACTGTTCCTAAAGTCTGTAAAACTCCAATTCCACCGCCTAATCCTTGAGTAACTTGGGCTATTAAATCAGCAACACCAGACAATCCATCTACTAAATCTTTTATTCCATCCGTTGCCTACTCATCAAATAAACTATTAAAAATACCTTCAGTAGATGCTTTTAATTGCTTTAAATGCGCTGCCATACTATCCATATATATATCTTGTTGTTCTTGTAGTGTGCCAGCTGCATTTTGAGCTGTAGTCAAAGATTTATTATATTGTTCAAAATTATCAAATAATGCAATTAAATTTGAATATTGTCTTTGACCAGCCATAGTTTGTGCAAGAGAAATTTGTTGTTCACGAGTTAAATCGCCCCAACGATTACCAATTTCTTCCATAACTTCGCCCATATCACGAAGTTTACCATTCATATCAAGAACGTTGAAACCTAATTCTGCCATCTTTCCAGAATAGTTACCAAGAGAAACCCCTTCTTCATCAATTCCGGCCTGTATATCTGAAATACGTGCATAAACAGTTCTTAAGGCAGTACCAACTGATTCTGGTGCTTGACGAGTAGCGGAAATAATAGTTGATAATTGCGCGGCAAGCTGTTCTTCACTAACACCCATCGCATTTGCGGCGCTCGCGACCTTACTCATCGCAGTACTAAGTTCTTGAAGGTCAGAAGCGGTTGTTGCCGCAACAGCCGCTAATCTATCTACATAAACTTCAGCTTCATCTGCATTTACTTTATAACCATTCCAAACTGCAGTTAATTCTTCAGATACTTTATCCGTAGATTGCCCAGTAACATTAGCAGTCTTTAAAGTTATTTCGGTTCTTTTTGCAATTTCTTCATCACTTAAACCCTGTTGAGCATAGATTAAAGCCGCGTTAGTATAATCAGTTGTAGTTTTACCAAGAGCTTTTGCAGTCTCATTAGCCTAAACCGCAAATCTTGCCATTTCATTTGCTGAATTACCAGTAACAATTCTAATATCATTTAAAGAAGAATCTAATGCTTTTGTATATCCCCATGCTTCTTGGATTGAACGAGAGAAATTATTAACAATAGAAGATGAAATGGTCCACTTTATTGTATTTGCAAATGTATTTGCAACTTTATCTAAAAATTCATGTGATTTTCTTAATTCAGTATTAACACTTAATAAACTTGTTGTTAAATTTCTAAAAGAAGCCTATCCTCTTGCACCAGCTTTACTAAAAGTTGTATATACTTGCTAAAGAGTCAACTAATTCTGTTTTAATTTACTATTAAAAGCATCTATGTTAACTGTATTTAATTTTTTATTAAATGCACTTTCCATAGCTGTTTCAACAACTTTAATAGTTTTCTAAACTTCAGCAAAATCTTTTCTGGCTTCTTTTATACTTGAATTATTAATCTTCATAAAATCGCCATACGTCATTTTACGTATGCTTTCTAATGAAGCCTTTAAATCATTTAAACTTTGTTTTTGGACATCAAATCCAATCGTATATTTAATTTCGCCTGATGCTTGTGCCATATCCTTTTATCTCCTTTACGATTTTTGTTAATTAATATACAAAATCAACAAGAGTATCTGAATCTGCTCCATTCGGGAAAATTAAACGATATACATCAACAACATTATCCAATTCATAAATGCCTGTTTTACCAATTTTAATGGTTGCTTTATTAATTTTTACTTCAGTACCCTCTGCCGCCTGAATACCTAATTTATAAATAATAGGTCTTGAAGTTTCAGGTGTATACGCACCAATAGGAGCATCACTATCTAATAAATCTACTCCTGCTTCAAATGGGCCAACTACTTGCCCTACTCTTCCATTTAACATAATATTTTTCCTCCATTTTATAAAAACAATAAGAAACCTCAATAGTTTCATTTAAAAATTTTCTTTCCATACTTATATTAAAAATTTATTTATTTTAATTATTATATCTTGACCACAAAGAATTTTTTGATATTTTATAAAAATTTTGTTATAATTTTTATAGAAATGAGAAATAAAAATATTTAAAAGTTAAAAAACAAAAGGAGAGTGATATTATGAGAGACCCTAATAGATTAGATACTTTTTATGAAACATTAAAAGAAATTCATAGAACCTATTTTCCTGACTGGCGGTTTGGACAATTTATCATAAATTTCCAAGGTTGGTATTATGACAAATATCATAGAGATGTATTCTATATTGAGGATGAATTTATTTTAGACGATATAAAAGATTTTGCTAAATCTCTTTATTTCTTAAAGGAGGTAATGAATACATCTAATGAGTAATTTTACAATTTCAAAAATGTATTGCTGTAACTGCGGAAAAGAGGGATTACCAATCTGTAGAAAAAAATCCCATTCCCGCGAGGATGGACATTTAAAAAAACTTTATTGTGTATATTGTGGGAAACTTTGGAATCACGCTGAAGTAAAGCCTTATTCAAATTATACTTATGAAGATTTTAAATATGAAATGGAGCATCATAATTTTGATAAAGATGGCAATAGAATAAAACCTTTAAAAACTCTTAGAAAGGAAAATTATAATGGCTAACTTATACTTAATGTGTGGTTGTCCTGGCGCAGGAAAATCAACTTTTATTGAAGAAAATTTTAATCAAGCTGTTTCAGTAATTTCTCGTGATAAAATTCGTTTTTCTTTAGTATCACCTGATGAGGATTATTTTTCACGGGAAGATGAAGTTACTAAAGAATTTTGGAAACAGATTAATGATAATCTTGCTAAAGGAAATCATGTTGTAGCAGATCAGACATCTCTTACTCCAAGATCCAGAAAATGGTTCATTCAACACGTTACAGGATATGCTAAACTCAATATTGTTCTTATTGATGAAGATCTTGAAACTTGTTTAGAGAGAAATGAAAAACGCAAAGGAACTCGCGCATATGTCCCCAGAGGCACTATTCGCCGTATGTTTACTCAGCTTGTTGAACCTTCTTTTAAAGAAGGCTTTGATAACATCTTTAAATACAATAGTAAAGAAGGACTGCGGATGATGGTGGATTTTGGACAAAAATGAATAATTATATACTTCTATTTTTTATATTCCTTAGAGAATCAAATCTCTAAGGAATGTTTTTTTATTGTTGAATGGAGGTATATATATGAATCTAAAAGTCAGATTTAGAAATCCTGTTTTTATTGTTCAACTTATCCTTGCTATCTTAACTCCAATTCTCGCATATGCGGGATTAACTCTTCAAGATCTTACAACTTGGGGAGCACTTGGCAACCTTTTAATGGGAGCTTTAAGTAATCCCTATGTGCTTGGTTTAATTGCTGTATCAGTATGGAACGCACTTAATGACCCTACAACAGCAGGAGTTACTGATAGTGCCCAGGCTATGACATATCAAAAGCCTAAAAAATAAAAACAAACTGTATAGGTATTTTAATAGCTAAAGCTATTAAAATACCTATTTTTTTGTCTCTATTTGACAAAAATAAGATTTTATTATATAATATACTATAAAAATATCAAGGAGATTATAATATGTTATATATTTATATAGATGGTTCTTGTCGCGGGAATGGTAAAAATAATTCAAAGGGCGGCTATGGTATAATAATATTTGATGAAAACCGCAATTTAATTGATGCTTATTCTGAACAATTTGATAATGTAACAAATAATCAAATGGAATTAAAAGCATTTCTAAAAACATTTGAATTATTAAATTCTAAATATAAAAATGAACAAGCTACAATTTATTCTGATTCTGCATATTGTATAAATATCCTCACTTCTTGGATTTATTCTTGGAGTCAAAATGACTGGAAGAATAGTAAAAACAAAACTGTAAAAAATCTGGATATTATATTATCCCTATATGAATATTATAATATAAAATTTTTCATTAATCAAATTTATATTGTCAAAGTTGAAGGACATAAAGGAATTATAGGGAATGAATTGGCTGATGCTCTTGCCGCGGCAGACAAGCAAAAATTTTCAAATCTTATATTAAAGAACCATATTCAGATTAAGCTCTCGTAAAAAATTTGCTAAAATTAAAAAAATTTGTTATAATATTATTATATAATAAAAAATGAAAGGTAAAAAATATGAACGATAAACATTTATATACAGAAGAGAGTATTGAAAGTTTAAGTCCTCTTGAATTTACAAGACTTCGTCCTCAAGTATATGCCGGTGATTGTACATATTCAACTCAGTTGTTAGTTGAAATTATTTCTAATGCAGTTGATGAATATCGACTTGGACATGGAAATAAAATTGATGTAACAATAATTGGAGATATGGTTGCAGTCCGAGATTATGGACAAGGTTTTATTCCAAATTCATTTAGAGAAGATGGAAAAACTATTCTTGAAGCAGCTTTCAGTGTATTAAATACATCAGGTAAATATCGAGAAGATGGAACTTATGAAGGAACTTCATTAGGTTCTTTTGGTATTGGTTCTAAAATTACTACTTTTCTTTCTCATTGGTTAAGAGTTAAAACAATGAGAGATTCACAATGGGAAGAAGTATATTTTGAAGAAGGTGTTTTTTCTAATAGAACAACTGGTGCGGGAGGTGTTTCTGGTACTCTTGTTGAATGGAAACCTTCAGGAGAATTTTTTACACATACAGAAGTCGAAATAAATAAAATTAAAGATTTATTTCAAACTATTGTAAGTTTATGCCCTGGATTAACTATCAATTTACAATATAATAATGAAGCACCAATCATTTTTGTTTCTGTAAATGGTATCCATGACTTAATAAATAATGTTGTAAATAAAAATGCAGAACTTCTTGATAATCGTTTTTCAATGAATTTTTCAGAAGGTAAAAATAAACTTGATATGGCTTTCACATATACAAGCAATTATTCTTCTACTATTGTTCCCTATGTCAATACAGGCTTGACTGAATCTGGACCACATATCACTCAGATTAAAACTGTTATTACAAGGGAATTTAATAAATTCTTTAAAGAGAAAAAATGGTTAAAAGAAAAAGATGCAAATTTAACTGGTGATGATATTCAAGAGGGAATGTATGTAGTATTTAATATTACAGCCCCAAATGTAGGATATGATGCCCAGGTCAAAAGCAGAGTTACAAAAATTGATATGACTCCTTTTACTTCTGCATTAAGCACAAATTTAAATATTTGGTTTAATAATAATGAAAAAGAAGTAAAATTA